CCAAAACTTTGTCAAGAGACAGGAATCAAATGTCGAGAGACAGAAGGTGAAACTTAAATAGCGCCAACCGCGCGTCCAAGGCGAGCAACAGTCTCGACAATGTCAACGGCCCCATTACCCATCGCGGCAGCTTGCTTCAAACTATCAGCCCAATCGCGATCCGTTGACGGAGTGTGCATACGGCAGGCGGCGTAAGCAGGATTCGACGGATCAAATCGCACGCGCCACTCACAACAAACAAGCACCTGTAAGTCAACAGCATTAGGATTGTATATGAAAATTGGATTGAAGCCTTCTTGATGTTCGGGAGAGGCTGTAGTAGGTTTGCCAGTCGTTTCAAACTCTTGATGCAATGTGGCGAATTTCGCCAACGCATTCATGTTGTTGGGTACGGCATCCACATGTACACCCCTCAGAGCCAACTTGCCGGCTGAGCACATTCTAGGGTTAGAATACGACACCAGGTTGTCACACAAATCCTGAAATGACGTGCTGTTGTCACCTTCAGAGAGGTTAACCTTATTCTTACACCTGCCAATGTACACCATGCCATGAGAGCCTTGTATCGCTTCGGAATTCATTATCTGAATTGAAAATGCCGCAGGAACAACAGACGCTGCTTTCCACGCCGCGCCGCCCATAGAACCAAAATTCCACTTATGCAAACAACTCGTGGAACTTCTTAAACTCGCCAACGGCACATTTGAAGAATGAGCGTACTGAGTCGACCACTGTTCTCCGTCGCCACTGACTCGGCTGAACGGGCCGAACAAACAGAAGCGCCTATTGTTCTCATCAGTTGGGTTCCAGATAGCAGTCGTTCGAATGACCGTGTAAGGAGCCACAGCACGAGGCAAAGGAAGGTGGGGCTCAGCGAAAGCATTCCAACATCCGAGGTGGTACAAACTCTTCTGTCGATAGCGTGGTCCACGCTGTTTCTTCTTCTTGAGTTTGACATTCTTCGGCTTGGATGAGCCAGAGCCAAAAGGTTTTGGCACGGTTGTACCAACGCCTTGCTTGATCCCAACAGTCAGCGTCGAATCTGATACCCTCTGGTTCCCCCACCGACGAGGCATTTTCTAACGACAAGAGAAAGTGGCAACCTAAGAAGGTCGCCACGGAGTGAAACTTATCTTTAGTCGCGTACGCAACGCGCTCGGAGCAATGAAGTTCTCTACCTAAGAGAAATTATTCTAATCGATTCACGGCTGCAGATAGGACGGTCGCCAACCCGCCTAAAGAATACTGCTACTATGCAGCCCAAAGTAAGTCGCTATTGAAGGTGCCTGTGCCGTTCGCGAAGCAATCAAGATGCTTCTTGAACTTGGCGAGCGCGTCAGGAGTGTTACGAATGACATAAAGCATGGCATCAACTCTTAAGCCAAAATCACCGCTAGAGCATGCGGCAAGAAGGTTCCAAGCAAGCTTAACAGGACGGTCGTACGACGCCGTACAAGTCTTCCGGTCAATGTGATGAGAAGTAAACGGCACAATGTCGGAACGCTGGACAACAACGTCACGACTCTTCGTGCCAAACCTCTCGGCCAACTTAGGCTGGAAGCCAACGTCAGCAACCATGTCGTCTCCGTTGCCAATGAACTTCTTCGCGCCACAAACAAGCGCTTGGCTACATCTGGAGAACGTATTGTCTCCCGTTGTAGAAGCTTGGCCAGATGTGTTCACACCTTCTTTGTTGCAACGCCAAACGTCACCCTTGCACTCACACACGTGCTTGTAGTTGACATGTGCAAGCACCATGATCAACTTCGAGACGGCAGGGTCTTTGCACGCTTTTACCCTACGCTTCGCGTGGTTGAGGTGGGCTTTCTTGAACATGGTGAAGTCCCACATAGACGCATCACAAGTCAACAAGAACTCCTCGTCTCCGAACATGTCGTCGAATGCACGGCAAAGGTGCTGAACGCCCTCGTCGTGATGACCCATACCAGCGGCAGAATGCGACTTCTCGCCGCTCTGGTACTGCTCAATGTCACGAGCGTTCAGCGCCTTGTGCAACAACTTCTGTACGAAGGTGTCGATGAGAGAACTCACCCAAATCATACGAAAGCGTCCTTGCTTAACCTTTTCAGGCTTGTGGGGCTCACCTTTAAGAGTGAGCAGAATTACATCTTTAAGCCCATACTTGACTACCTGTTCTGG